AGCTGAATTTGATAAGATCAAGTCAAGTGATGAAGTATTTAGAGAAATGATAAGCTATGAGTTAGCGAATCATGAAGCTTGTATTACTTGTGATTATGAGCCTGCTTTAGCGGCTTTAAATATGAGTATCAAGGACTTGACGGAAAATCAAATAAAAATCATGCAAGAGGAATTACACAAGCAGATAGAATATTATAACGCTTAAAAGCTATACAATCTTATGATCTGAGGGCGGCTTATATAACCGCCCTATATACTCAATACTCAAAATGACCACATGAAGTTATTGAGAGTACCATATAACACGCTTGAAAGCGGATAAAACATTTATTTTAAGGAGGAATTAACCATGACAAGAGAAGAAATGATTAAGATTATTATAAAAATGTATAACGAGACAGCGGAAGCACTTGAGAAGGTAGATAAGGAATATAATAACGATAAAAAGAACACTAAAAAGCGTGATGTTTATCGTTATATAGTTGCTCAAGAAGCGGTCTTGAATGACCTATGTTATGAGCTGGAAATTGATGACCTTATTGACGATGGTCTTGACGATGAGGAGGCTTGACTATATGAATAGTAACAAATACACAAGAGGAAAAGCAAGAACAAGAGAACTTGCAATACAATTACAAGCTGATTTGTCAGAAAGCTCAATAAGCTATGCGGAATTAGCTGAAATACAAGATAAACTTAGAAAGCTTGGCACACAATACGGACTGATAAGAGAGTTCAAAGAAAATGGATTGATTTAACATTCTGAGGGGAATTATTCCCCTCTTATATACTTGAAGCAAGGGAGATACTTGCAAAGAGTATCATTCATTTATATGTATAGCAATGGAAAAATATATTAACGGAGGTCTTATTATGTTAAACAAAAAGATTACTAAGGTTTTGGGAAACAATGAGGTTAAATTATCGGAGAAATATGAAGCTGGCAATAATGAATTTTGTCACGATGTAGAATTTTATTCCGATGCTGGCGAAGATGTTGTTGAAACTGTTTTTTACAACGGCACTTCTGAAGACTTTATAAGAGCATTTAGAGAAATGGCGATGATTTTTGATGCTGATGAACACGCTTCAATGTGGGTTGATTTAAGAGGGAAAAGCGGAGTGCCTAACAGTATAAGAGTATTAGTCGATGATGCTGATAGCATAAAAGAATTTTTGCTAAAAGTCGCTGATGAACTTGAAAATATAAAAGACAATGAGGAGGAATAATGTTATGGGTCATCCAATTATTTTTAAAACAAAGTTTGTCAATTTTTCAGACGGTAGAATCATGCATTTAAGTTTGCAGGGCTGCAATAATGATGCTGAGGGACGTAACAATGACGATTGGCAGGCGAACATCTATACTAAAACAGAGTTTATGATGTGGGCTGAACATTTCAAACGTGATAGCGAACCTTATAAAAAGTCTGGAGCATTTGAGCTAAAAATAGGTAGTCGTATTTGCAGTTTATATGACTATGGAACACATCTTTTGAGAATGTATAAGAAAGCTGTATCATTTGAGGATTTTAAACGGAATAATTATGTCACATTCCATAGGCTTGACGGAGTAACAGTTTACGAAGGTATAACAGAAAAGCAAATGACTATGCAAGAATTTAATGATTATGCTAGTAAGCATTTGCGTTTAGGTGGTATGCATTATAGGTTAAATTATACTCGACTTGATACGGAAAATGAAGTTATAGCTGCATTAGACAATGGAAGTCGTTTAAGAATTTACATTGGTAAATAATGAGGAGGATATTTAACTATGACAGTGTACGACATTATGCAGCTATTCATTGATCCTGATGTACAACACATTCAGATATGGTCGGATGACGAGGAGAAAATTGTTTATGACGGAGATTACGGAGATATTCCAGAGCATATGAACTATGCGGAAGTATCGAGCATTGATAACGTTTATGCTGATAGCAAGGGCGTTATCTGTTTGAATGTTTGGGAGATTTTAAGCCGTATCTGATGACAAGGCAAATGCGGTAAAAATTAATGAAAGGATTTTTATTTATGAAACTTACAATTAATGAAGGACTTAAAAGATTTTTTGTAGAAACAAATGCTTATAATTTTGTTGCGTTTGTAGACGATGAAGGAAAAGCTTATCCTGTTTTTGCTTTTGATGATAAGAATGGTAAGGAATGGGACGAACTTAACATGACACTCATGGCTGCGAAGAATGGCAATTATAGTGGTATTGAGGGCTGTAGAGATGCTTATGAAGTTTGTGCCGATGTAGATGGAGACACATCTAAAATATTTAATTTTGATGAAGATGAATATGAGAATGTAACTGAGTTCTAAAAAAACAAAATAAAATAAAACCATACTTTTAAGGAGGAATTTTAAATGACAGAAAAGCAGAATAACATGGTAATACAGCACCCTGATAAGCGTCTTATGGAGCGCATCAGATCATTAGAACGGAATGAGCGTATTAGATTACATATTGCACAAATGAAGTGTAGCGGCTATACTGATGATGAGTGCAAAACATGGCTAATAAAAATAGCCATACTGTCTGATTTTATGGACGTATTTGACAAAATTCTAGTTGACTAATGAGGAATTTTGTGGTATAATTAATTAAACAAAGGAGAAATTTGTATGAAATATGGAATTTTTGAGTCAAGAGTAGAAATAAAAAAACTTATTATGAATATGAACTGAATTAGGAGGAATAAACAATGCTACTAGCAACAATTATTTTGCTTATCATCTATTTGTGTGTGAATCACAATGAAAATAAGCGGAGAGAAATTAACAGAAAATATAATCCTATAGGAGCTTTTGATAAAGCTCAAAAGATTTATGATGACGCCTTTTACAAGGCTATTGATGAGGGTAGAAGTCTTACGCTTGAGGAACGAAAAGAACTGGATAAGCAATGGCATGAAACCTATAGCCAAGAGTTGGCTTATCGAGAGAAAATGTGGGCTAAGATCCCTGACAATAAGAAGTAATATAATATAATAGGAGATAAAACATGAAAGTTACAGTTGAAAACGAGACAATCAAGGTAAACAGTCCGTATAACAAGAGCTTTGTCGCAGGGGCAAAGCAGATACAGGGCAAGTGGAACGCCCCTTGCTGGGTCTTCCCAGAGGAGAACAAGGAAGCTGTCAAGGCGTTACTCATCGAATGCTATGGTGAATGCGGAGAACTTGGTGCGGTTAGCACTGTCACAGTAGATCTTGACCTCGACACTTATACTGAGGGTTACGAGGACGGAGAAATCAGAGTTGGCTCAATCGTTGTTCTGAAAAGACTTTATCGTGACAGAGAGGTTATTTTCTCCGACAATGCAATGCTTATAAACGGTGGCTTTGCCACTTCGGGTGGCTCTGCCAAAAGTCCTAGAATAGCGGCTGATAAGAACACAATCGTTCGTGTAAAAGGTGTTCCTGAAACGATTTATAGCAAAATCAAAGACCACGAGGGCGTTAAACTCGTATCTGATATAGACGTGGAAAGCTTAAAAGTGGAGCGTGAAAAGCTTCTTAAAAGACTTGCAGAAATAGACAGTTTACTTGCAATATGAAAGCGATTGTGTGTATAAAACTAATATAATAAATATAAATACTCCTATTAATCACATTGATTGATAGGAGTATTTCTTTATGCAGGAATAAATATAGGAGGAATAAATATGAAAAATGAAAATACGAATACATTACTTTTTGTGAAAATGCTAGACAACGATCGTAAAGAAGAGCTACGGAAGATAGAGGAAGAACAAGATTATAATATGCGGAAGGCATATTTAAAAGCAAAACGCCGTCAAAGGCTCAGAGAAGAACGCCAGAGAAAAGTTAGAATGATAGTGAAGAACGTTGTCTATGGTGGTTTTGGCTTGCTCTTTACAAGCGTTATGTTGATAGCAGGAATAATATTTACATTGTGTATATGATGGGAGTGAATGAAAATGAATATTAGTACGGCTCAAACTTGCAAAATTTTCGATTTATCGGATAGACTTCTGACAGGAATACAGATAACAAAACAGCCAAAGCGAAAAAAAGGTCATAGAAATGCTATTACAAAACATACGGCAAGCAGGCAGAAGTCTGCAAGCTGGTTCAGACCTGATGATCTAAATGTGATTTTGGAAGATTTGTTTCAGAGTAAAAAATATTTTAAGGCAAATATTATAATTTTTGCTTGCAACTCAGGCTATCGTTACGGAGATATAATGACCTTGAGGGTCAAGGATTTAACCGATAACAACGGCAAAATTGTAGATTACTTGACATTACAAGAGGACAAGACGGACAAATGGAGAACGGCATGGCTTTGTGATACTGTGAAGAAAATGCTGAGTTTTATAATCAAGTATTATGGACTTGACCCAGAAGATTATATTTTTCAGAGTGGAGAACGTAAGAGGAAGTATATTGAGGACATTTTCTTGAATGAGGACGGAGAAGAAGAAATTATATATACTAATGAGAAGTATGATTGGAACGGCAGACTACTCAGAATAGCTCCTATGGAACTTAATTCCGTTACAACATTTCTAAAGAATATAACCGCCAAACACGGCATAGAAGGTAAATATAGCACTCACAGCTTTAGGCAGACACATTCCGTTTATATTAGTTGTATTCAAAAAGGCAGTGAAGATGTTATTAGAGATTTGCGTATTGCCTGTCAGAGCTTAGGACATTCTGATTTGAGGATAACTGAGCAACATTATAGTGGCTGCGATAGCAGACTCGTAAAAGAGCAAATGTTAAAAATGGAAGTGGGCAAGGAAGTTGTGGATAAGTATGTAAAATAAAAAGGGACTTTTAAAAGTCCCTTTAGCGTTTCTTGTGGCGTTCTTTACTCCTCTGTACTGCTAGAGCATTTTTAGATTGATTAACCTTGTATTGAGGTCTGTTGCGTGGGAGATAGGCTTTCACAACATTAACGTTCATATTCATTAAGTTGGCAATCTCATTAGCCGACTTCCCTTCTTTGTGGTATTGAGTGATTTTGGCGTGGGTATTATTAACTATAATACCTAAACTAGAAAGACTTTTCATAACTCTTTGCCACGAGATACCGAGTTTAATAGCAACTCCTCTTACGGATTTAATTGAGTTCCAGTATGATAATATTTCTTGGTCTGTTATTGATTTAATTTCGGACATAAGAATACCTCTTTTGTTTAATTGTTAATTTCGTCTAATAGTTTTCTTTTAACATCGGTAATATGCTGACGGAAGAAATTTGGATTAGCATTTTCATAACTTAAAATTCTTTGGAGCTTATATTTCAGAGCAGACAGAAGATTATTGTTTTCAATGACATATTGTTGTTTATCATAGCCCTCATAAATTCTGTCTATGTAGACATCTGTTACAGGAAAAGCATCACTAATAAAGAAAATAGATTTGGTGGTTGTCTTGCCAATGTGATAAAAGCAAGAAGCAATATTTCTTGGATCTTTGTTTATATAGGAATAAATACGATTAATAGCTTTAGTGTCACGATGATTTACTTTGCCTACAGGTATTGCCCAATACAATTTGGAATTTTCGGTGGACTTAATCAAACAAACAATGGGTCTTTTCTTGCTCTAAAGCACTTATTTCAGAACTATAATCATGCGTGGTAGTTGTAGTTGTAGTTGTCGTTGTGGTTGTAGTCGTTGTGGTAGTAGTTGATGATTTGGAAGTGGTTGTGGTAGTTGATGGTTTAGTTGTTGTCAAAGTATGAGAAGTTGTTGTGGGAGTGGTGGTTGTTGTAATTATTGTAGTGGTAGTGAAATTACTGTCAGATATGGAACTTGTTGTTTTACTATTACATGAGGACAATGCTAATGTTGTCACGAGTGAAATAAGAATTAATTTTATTTTGCTCATTTTTTATTTCCTCCAATTTCTAAGATTAATTAGAATTACTTTTAATAAAAAATTTTAGCATATTTTAGGCTGAAAATCAAGATTTAGGGTTTAAGTGTAATATCTCAGAAACTAAAATTGTGTATTTCAACAAAAAATACGCTAGAATTTTGTGAAAGATTTTTATTTTTATATGGTTGACAAACATATAAAAATAAATTATACTATAATAAAAGGTAGGTGAGAAAATAATAATGGATAGAAAACCGTTCACAACAACAATAGATAGCGAAATTCAAAATCAATTCAAGTCAAAATGTGCTATCAACGGCATTAAAATGAACGATCTGTTGGAAACATTCATGAAGATGTATGTAGATGACAAGTTTGAATTGGTACTAAGGCTAAACGAAACTAAAACTATTGTTGGCAAATAAAAAACAACTCTGCTGTCCGTGGAAAGTCAAGCAGAGTTGTCAGGTGAACAAAAGTACACAAGCACATTACTTATAGTAATGGTGTTTTGACAAGTGTTACTTCTGGTAAATATATTATATCATGAGTAAACACTGCTGTCAAGAACTATTTCTTTGACAATAGTGTATTTTTATGCTTGCAAGCAGGAAATTTCAAACAACAATGTAAATTAAGAACAGAAAGGACAAAGAAAATGGACGGAATTAAAACATTCACAAACAAGGAATTTGGAACAGTGAGGACAATAGTTAAGGACGGAGAGCCTTGGTTTGTCGGAAAAGATGTGGCTGAGATTTTGGGATATACAAA